CTACGGTTATAGATTCATCTTACAAAGCTACGACAGCTGTATTGATAACGGTTAAAGGCGGTACAGATAATTGTAATTATCGAATTACAACAAAAATAACATCCGTACTTGGGGAGATATACGAAAAGGATATACAAATGGAAGTAAGGGAAGAATGAGCCTAAGGCTCTTTTTTTATACAGCAAAAGGAATAGACGAAAATGGTAATAAAATTACTAAATAAGGAGTGACGAAAATGGCAAATACAATTAAAGGGAAATTATCGGCATTAGAAACAAATATATCAGTTTTAAAAGTTGATATGGATGCTTTAGATGCGGAAACTATGGCTTCTATAGTTGCAGTGATTTCAGGCACTGATTTAAGTGGTGTTGCAGATTCTTTAGTAGCAACAAATAGCTACATTAAGGTAGAAAATGATTTAGCAATATCTTATATTAAGGTAGAAAATGCCGCTGATAGAAGTTATCAAGTGGTTAACTCTACCGAAGATCAAAGTTATATAAAAGTAACAACAGATGCAGACATGAGTTACACTAAAGTCGAAGCAGATGCAACAATGAGTTATATTGTTGTACAAGCTGACGAGGTGCAAAGCTACACTAAGGTCGAATCAGGTTTAGATAGAAGTTACACTAAAGTATATGGTGATAGAGTAGAATCAATGATTCTTATAGAGTCAGAGGAAATTGAATCATTCGTGTTAGTTGAAACTACAGAAATTGAAAGTTACATGGTTGTTAAAGCAACTGAAATTGAATCATATACTAAAGTAGAAGCTACTAATGATAGAAGTCATATAAAAGTTTATGGTGATAGAATTGAATCTTACACAAAGGTTGAAGCCGATGCAGAGATGTCTTATACAAAGGTATATGGCGATAGAATAGAATCATATATGGTTGTGCAATCTGATGTTATAGCAACGGAAGTCGAATCTTACATGGTAGTAAAAGCTACTGAAATAGAATCTTATACTAAGGTCGAAGCTGACGCAGATATGTCTTACACTAAAGTGTACGGTGATAGGGTAGAATCTTACATGGTAGTACAGGCTGACGAGGTGCAAAGCTATGTAAAAGTCGAATCAGATGCTACAATGTCATATGTTTTATTACAAACTAGTTATCTTATGTCTATGATATTACTATTGCCTAGCACATAAGATAATTTAAATATAGGAAAATAGATATGTACAATCGATAAGAGAGTTATCCTTACTCTCTTTTTCCTTATTCAAAAAGGAAACATTGAAAGGAGAATGTTAATGAGAATTGCACATGTTACAACTTTCGGACCCAATGGCTGTGGATTGTATGAAGCATCTCGAAATATGATGAAAGCTGATTATCTTAGCGGACATGATGTTTTTTGCGTAGATACAGGAATAAAGCCAGATAACACATATCACGAGCCACAAGTCAATGCAATAGATGATCGTGGAGGATGGAGCATAACAACAAGTCATCATAGCGTTTTAGACCAAATGGACTTAATTATTATGCATACTTACTGCAAAGAAAATTGGTATTGCAGGAATGAAGTACCTTTGCTATGGGTAATTCATGGAAGACCAGCGGCGGCATTTAGACAAGAATTGAATGATCCAAAATATTTGGCTTATAGTGCATATGGAAATATTTCTTTTTGGCCAAGGGTTAAAAAAGTCGTGCATTTTTGGCCTGAATATGAAGTTTACTATGATGTTGTATGTAAACCTAATAGCCAATATATTATAGATTTTCCGGCTATAGATACAGATAGGTTTATTGCTAATGGTAATAAATTTGATTTGACTATAGGTGGTAAAAATCCAAATTATATTGGTGAAATAAATGGTTTAATCTGTGATCCTAGGCGTGATGACATAGACCGATTTGATGTGATGGTCGGGGCGTTATACGCCGCAAAGCATATAAAAGGCTTAAAATGGCATTTTGTCGGATTAGATACACCGATTAAACTAGCGGAGCAAAGAATACTAGCAGAATTAGAAAAAATAGGAGCTTTAGGTTTGAGAATAGGTCGCATACATACAATAGAGGACGTATATAGGGCTTGTAATTTTCTTTATACACCACATTCGATAATAACCCAAACTGTAGGCGAGGCTGTAAGTTGTGGATTAAAAGTAATTGCACATACAGGAAATAAGTTAGCAAGCCAAACTATTAATGTGTATAATCCTGTAGAGTTGGTTGATGCAATAAATAATTTATCTTTATTTGAAAATAAAAAAATACCAACATTAAAAGAATTTGGAAATAAAATGAATGAATTATACTTTGAGGTGTTGAAATGATCATAAACAAAACTAACATTAAATCTTTGCTTGGTGAAACAAGCACAACTTACGACTCAATGATAGATATGTTGATACCTCAATTAATAGATTCTATCGTATCTTACTGCAACAATGATTTCATCATGCGTAATAATTACAATAACGACTACGTATACGATGACGTGGCTATGGTATTTACATCAACTACAATTACTCTTACTACTACAATACCGATAAGTACAGGTGATTTTATTAAGATTTATGGTACTTGCTATAATGACGGTATATATCAGGTTAACAGTTATTACGGTGGTGTAATCACTATAGAGAGTACAAAGACCATGCGTAGCGAGACAATAACAACGGCTTACATTGCAATTATGGAATTACCATCAGAGATATTGAATATTATAGCGGATTACATCAAGGACAATGTAGTAAATAGCAGTGATATACAAAAAGAAAAAATTGACGATGTTGAAATTACTTACTTTGCAAATGGCAGTAATGGAGATATAACGAGTCAAAACGCTTCTAAGTTAAGCAAGTATCGCAAAGTATTCAAAGAATGCTTGTTTGGTGGTGGTTATTAATGGCATTAGCAAATATTGTAAGCAGATGGAGCGAAGAATTAACTATACAAGTAGCAGGAACTAGGGATAAATACAGTCAATGTACTTATACTAATACTGCTGTGCAAGGTAGATTGATACAAGCTGAAGAAGAAGTCATGCTAAAAAATGGTACAAAAGTCATCTCCAATGCCAAGTTGTTTACCACTACAAATCTAAAAAATGGTGATAAAATCGGCAACTATATTATAATGCACGAAAAAACTTGTAAGGATAAGCGAAATAATGCGCAATTTTACAAGTACTATCTAAGTAAAGATAGTAAGTATGCATAGGTGGGATGTTAAATGTTTGAAAAAATAATGGCTAAATTCAAAAAATATGAAGATGATTATAACTTATACAGAAATGCATTAAAAATAGTAGTTGAAGAAGCGCGTAAAAGGTGTCCTTACGATACGCATTACCTTGAAAAGCACTGGAAAATAGTTCGTAAAGCAAAAACGGATTATGTAATACAGTTTACCGCTCCATATGCTTTATATGTACATGAGAGGCTTGACGTATATCATCCGCATGGAGAGGCTAAATTTTTAGAAAACGCTTGGAAAGCCAAAAAAGATGAATTTTTTAAGAAAATAACTGAGGGTTGACATGGAAGTATACACACATATTGAAAATCAAATAAAATCTTTGGGAGAGTCTGAAGTATATATAGCTAGTTACAATGATGATTATGACAATATTGTATCAATAAATTATTACGAAGGTAAACAAGATACAGAAATAGCATTCGGTAAGGAAGTAGTAGTAAGACATATAGGACTTCAAATGTTTGTTAGAGATACTAGTTTCGAATCCGGATATGCAAGAGCCGAAGCAATTAGGTCATTATTTGCGGCATATAAATATCAGGTATTAGATATCATCCAAAAGGGTGATATATTGCCTTTGGGTAACGATGATAAAAACAGATCAGAATTTACTATAAACTTTGATATGAAGCTAATCGGAGGTAGTACGGTTACTTAATATTTTTAAATAAATATTTACAAAGGACTTACTAAGTCCTTTTTTATTATGTAAAAAGGAGTGGTTTAAATGGCGGCTAATAGCGGCATAGATGGAAAAGCTGTATTAAGTGCGGCAACAATTGCAAAAGTAACGGAATGGTCATTAGACATGAAACATGCTGTACAAGATCAAACGGGATTTACAGAAACATGGGAATCTAAGTTAAAAGGTTTATTGGGTGCAAGTGGAAGTATTAAAGCTGTGTTTGATTATGCAGATACAAATGGTCAAACGGCATTACACACAGCATTTTTAACTACTGCTAGTATTGCACTAAAATTATATTACAGCACAACAGGTTATTATAACATTGCGGCGGCGTTTATAGATGGAATGAAACCTGCAAACAAGGTTGATGGAAAAGTAGAGATTGAATTTAGCTTTGTTGTTAGCGGTGCTGTAACTATAGCGTAAGGGATGTGATTAAATGAGTGCTAAAAGTGGTGTAGTTGGTGCTGTATATAAGCAATCTAGTACTACGGACACATTTACAGGAGAGGATGCAACATTACAAGCTGATAACAAAACATTGATTATAGATGATTTAACATTAGCTGGATTTGTTAGGGATGCATCTTTATTTACTGTGTACTTAGACGGTTCGGAAGTTACTGCTCCTTATGAAATACATTTTGATCGAATCATATTTAACGAGGAGCAAGAAACAGGAACATGGACTATTGACGGTACTTATGCAGAATTAGAAACCGTTGGTGGTGCTTATGAATGGGGTGTTGATTTAAAACACGCTGTTCAAGATGCAACATCTTTTGGCGATACCTGGGAACAAAAATTAAAAGGATTGCTAGGCTGGACTGCATCGGCAAAAAGGCATTGGATTGACGATGATTACATATCTATAGCCGAAGCTGGATTACCTATAATATTAAGATTATTTACTGACAGTGACACGTACGACAGTTATATAGGATATGGACAAATTGATGGAATAAAGAACGGCGATAAAATAGATGGTATTACAGATGGTGAAATAAGCTTTAGCGGTAGTGGAAGTCTTATATGGAGCACTGTAACACCTGTAGAAATAGCGTAGAGAGGATTAAATTATGTTATATAGTGTACCAATTAAATTAGACAAAGAATATTATATTAAAATCGGCACTTTAGAAGTCTCTAAATTACAAGATCAAAACATAGACTGGAATAGAAGAAGTATAAAAGATAGTTTTAGTATCTTATGTATAGCTTTAAAAGAATTAGATCCTGCAACAAACAAGTTGACGAATGTCAAAATGCTAACAAATGAATTTATGGCTCTTTGGGATGAATCAGAGTATAACATGGATGATTTATTGGATATTGTTGAAGAAGCGATAAACAGAGGGTTGTACAAAGGTAGAGAGCAAAAAAAAAGGGAACCGAAAACGGAGTAGATGACGAGGATGACATACAAATTGAAATAACTGGCGATTGGCTAAAAGATTTGTATGTCATTTGTGTTGATACACTACATGTTACAGCTGGAGAATTTTACGGAATGGCAGTTAGTGAAATTGAAGATAGATTGAGATATAGAAGAATGATAAATAGGCTTGATAAATTAGAACAAGCTTTTTATAATGCGAAATTAATTATGAATGAAAAAGCTAATGATATCTATAAGGATGTTAGGAGCGAAATATTAGGTATCGACAATGTCGATAAGCTAAAAACAGACATTAGAAGGTACAAGATGATAAGTGAACGACTTGGAATTAAATACCCTGGCGAAAGGGTGGAGTAATAAATGGCTGGTGGAACAGTTGAAGATGTAAGGATAAATTTTTTAATACAATTAACATTGATTCAAAATGCAATCAGGGAATTGCAAAGGCTTGAAGAAATTTCTTTGAGACTGTCTAAAATGAATTCTTTACAAAATTTTGGGCAAAGTATACAAGCGGTTGGCAATGCTATAAAAAACGTCGGTGATACTCTGACTGAAAATGTAACAAAACCTATCATCGGAGGTATTGCGGCTAGTGTAAAAGCATCAATGGATTTAGAAAAGCAATTGAGTTACACAGGTGCAAAAGCGAACGCTACAGGAAAAGAGATGGAACAGCTAAAAGATCAGTCTATTAAACTTGGTATAGCTACAAAATATAGTGCTTTAGAAGTTGCACAAGGACAAGAAGAAATGATAAAGGCTGGTAGAACAGTTAAGCAAGTATTCGAAGAAATGGGAGACGTCTTAAGCTTAGCGGCGGCTGGTAATGTAGAAGTAGCAAGAGCCGCAGAAATAAACAGTAATGTAATGAATATGTTTTCCGCACAGGGCGTAACTGCTACTAAGGTAGCTAATCAATTCGCAGGTGCGGCTAATTCAAGTGCTATAGATGTAAATGAGTTTTATAATTCTCTTAGTTATGTCGGGCCCGTTGCGGCAAGTTTGGGAATAAGCTTAGAGGATGTTAGCGGTGTTATCGGCGTTTTGGGTAATAATGCAATAAAAGGTTCTAAGGCTGGTACTGGATTAAGGCAATTCTTAATGAGATTACAACCAGCTAGTGACAAAGCCGCCGCCGCTATGCAATCGTTAGGATTAATAACCAAGGATGGTGCAAATCAATTTTATGATGCTCAAGGAAAAATGAAGAGCTTGTCTGAAATTGTAAATATACTTAAAACATCTCTAAGCGGACTTACAGATCAATCTAAGCAAGAAAAACTT